TGCGTAGATTTTAAGTATAAGCAAGAAAATTTAGGACCAAAAGATGAAACAAATTCTGAACTAATAGAATTACATGAAGAAATATATCAAAAACTAAAAATTTGTATAGATGATTATGCAAAGTATTGGGGAATCAATGTTGTATATTATGAAGCCTTTAATTTTGTAAAATATGAGGGAGAAGGAACACACTTTAACATACACGCAGACCATGGTCCAGCATACAACTGTACAGTCTCTGCCGTTATATATATCAATGATGACTATGAAGGCGGAGAAATTCAATTTCCAAGATTAGATAATTATGTGCTTAAGCCAAAGGTTGGAGATATTGCGGTTTTCCCATCAAATTATATTTATGAACATGCTTCACTGCCAATGAAATCGGGGACAAAGTATTGTGTCGTAATTATGACTGATATCAATGAACTAGGGCATAAGTAATGAGTATAAAGCCTAATAGAGCAATCTTTAGTTCTTTCAGGCCTTGGTTAAACAAAGACAGTAAATCTTCACCAGTTCCAGCACAAAGCGTAATTCCAACATGGTATAGAAATGCAGACAGGTTTGCTAAAATGCCTAACGGTGAATACTATAAAGCATCAAAAGAGGTTTGTCCATTTCCTAAAGAGGGAACAACCGAAGACTATGGAAAAGTTCCTACATGGAAGGCATGCCCAGCGATTATGGATGCATTTTCAACTGGCTATGTTTTTAAAACTCCTTGTGACTTAATATTTTTTAAAAATGATCAAGGAATAATTAACGTTAAAATTGAAGACACACAGTATAAAGATTTTTGTACTCAAAGACCACCAATGCCACAATTTGAACATCCTAAAGGATACTATCAACATCACTTTGCTTGGAGTTCTCTATGGGGGCTAGAGTTGCCAGAGGGCTATAGTGCATTATTTATGACTCCAATGAATAGGTTTGATCTGCCATTTATAAATACTACTGGAGTTGTAGACTCTGATAAAGTTCATTTACTTGGCACCTTTCCATTTTTTATTGCGGAAGGTTGGGAAGGCACATTACCAGCAGGAACTCCATATATGCAGGTTCTTCCATTTAAAAGAGAAAATTGGGAAAGTGAAATAAATATATTAGATCATTCTACAATTTATGATAAAATGGTTAAGAACATGAAATTTTACCGTCAGCCAGATGGCGGAGTATATAAAAATAAAGTATGGTCTAAACGAGAATATAAATAGGAGAAATAAATGCAAACATGGACAGAAAAATTTGACTTAGGTAGCGGAATAAGATGTTATCGAGGAGTAATAAAAAAAGAATTTGATGTAATAAACAGACTTGAAAATACACTTGGATCAGTTGCTGCATATGGAGAGTTATCTTCGGAAGGTAAAAGATATCATTGGATGCCAGCGTATGTTGGCTATCAACAACTAATGCCAGAGTATAGAGATTGTGTAGATTTTAAATTTAAAAAAACAGATATTGAACAAGATCCCAGCGAACAATCTTTAAAGTTACAATCTCTTTGGCAGGAGATCTATGATGCTCAATTCGCAGCAGTTGAAGACTACAGAAAAGATTTTAACATTATGCCACTAAAGTATTGGGAAGCATTTAATTTTATTAAGTATGGTCCAGGACAACACTTTAAAGAACATCACGATCACGGATATTCCTATAACTGTACAGTGTCTCTTGTTGCTTATGTCAATGATGATTATGAGGGTGGAGAGTTGTATTTTAGATTACAAAATTTAAACATAAAGCCACAGGCTGGAGATCTTTATATTTTCCCTTCTAACTTTATGTATCCTCATCAAGCGATGCCAGTTCAATCTGGAACAAAATATTCTATTGTTACAATGCTGGACTACAGCAAAAAATTTCATACCCCAGACATGTATGACCCTAAATGGGACAATGAATAGTGTTTAAAATATCTGCTGAAAAGGCTCCTGGTGCTTTATTTGATGTTTCTCCAATGTCTATAAAAAGAGACTGGATGGATGCGACTTCAGAAGGTCACGCATATAGATGTTTTCCAGTAACACAATCAAACGTTATTGGCTGGAGCCTTTTTTGTCTTGAAGATATAGAGTTTATTTGGGATGGAATAAATGATCAAACTCCAGACCACCTTGAAATAATTAAAGCACCAGAAAGATCATATAGTGGAAGAGGGCAATCCTCTATTAGTTTTAATACTGGTTTAGTATTTAGAACTGAAAAAAATGTTAGTTTGTTTACTATCAATCCAGTCAACTATTTTAGTAATGATTTTGAAACAATGTCTAATGTTATTAGCACATCTTTTCATGACAACCCACTTCCATTGGCAATTAAAGCAAAAAAATCAAATGAAAAAATAACTATTAAAGCAGGAACACCTCTTGCAACCATTATTCCAATATCTTTGTCATTTTTAAATAACTCATCTATTCAAATATTTGACTATAAAGATGAAGATAGAAAAAGAGAGGAATCAAAAAAGTCGTATGGTGAGGCATCACAAGTAATAAACTCATCAGGTAAATGGACAGACTGGTATAGAGATGGCGTAAATGAAAAAGGAGAAACTCTAGGTGAGCACGAAGTTAAGGTTTTAAAGTTATCAGTAGAAGATAATACAAAAAATAAACAGAATGGTATAATGTAATTATGAATAATATAGACAACATTGTAGTTAGAAAACCATCATTAACGCCTTCTGGATGGTTTGGAGACAGCAAAGATATGATCGTTGAGTTAGAAAACTTTATGACTCAAGAAGAGATAGTATTTTTAGAAAAGGCTGCCAAGTCTTTAACAATTTGGGACGTAACTCAAAGCCATGTTAATGAAAACGGAACAGTTGTTTATGATTCAGATTATTGGAAAGACAGAGTAGCAACTCAGCCAACATTAGATAAAAATGATCCTTCTATATCTCCAATAATTGCTGGACTATTTCAAAGATTAAAACCAATAATTGAAGAATTTTATAAAGTAGAAGTTGTTCCAACTGGAACTACTATTGTGAAATGGCTTCCAGGACAATTTCAAAAACCACATGCAGACAAAGAATTACACGATGGCCCAGATGCTGGATTGCCAAATGACTTTCCAAATTATGACCTTTCGAGTTTGTTTTATTTAAATGATGATTATGAAGGAGGAGAGTTATATTTTCCTTTACAAGACGTACAATTTAAACCTAAAAAAGGTGCTGCTTACTTTTTTCCAGGAGACAAAAACTATGTTCATGGAGTTACTGAAATTAAAAGTGGACTAAGATTTACCTGCCCATTTTTCTGGGAGATAACTAAACATACAGGAGATAGGCAACCATGAACCTAAACAATAAAAAAAGAATAACAAAAGACATTGTGGTATATGAAAACTTTTTAGATGCAGAAACTTCTGCTAAAATTGTAAAGGCTTTAGATAGACATGCAGAAAAAGGAAGCATATCCTGGATGCCAATATCTTTTTATGAATCTTACTCTTCTGTGCTACCGCTAGATAATGATGAAGATGTTATTTCTCTTGGGCTATCTCCAACCATATTTTCAGACATTGAAAAAGCAATGCCAGAAGCAATTGCCTCAGTCCACGATCTAGACCCAAAAACAATTTGTAAGATTGGGTACCATACGCAAAAGTGGGAGCCAGGAGCGTACGCAAGAATTCACTCTGACAATACAGACGCTGAAGGAAAATCTGGAGCATTTACAAGAAGTAGATACGCAGGATTTCTTTACTTAAATGATAATTTTGAGGGTGGACTATTAAAGTTTCCAAATCAAGACATAGAAATTAAACCACAAGTAGGAATGCTTGCCGTATTTGACGGGGGATTTAATAATATGCACGAAGTATCATTAATAGAAAGTGGAGTAAGATATACAATAGGTTCTTTCTGGGATGACAGAGAAGAAGATGCTTATCCACAAGAATTAAGAGATGCCTGGGCATCAGAAATGAAAGAGACCAGAGCAAAGCAAGAAATTGAAAGAGCAGAGTGGCAAGAGTTATTAAAAGAGGGATACAAGTTAGACAAGGGTGGGAATAAGTATAAAATAGAGGATGTTAAACATGATTGAGTCTTTCAAAAAACAATTAATAGATAACGGATATTCTTTTAAAGAGATCGCTCCAGAACTAATCTCAGTTGAAAATTTTTTATCAAAAGAACAGTTAAATACACTAAATAATATTATAGATAGTACTTCTCAAGAAGACTGGGAAATAGAATATTATGGAAACTTAAAACATTTCTGTATGGAAAAATTTGGAAGAGATGATGTTGATAATCTTGTTGCAGAAGGCAAGTTTGAAATTACTCAAAATTGGAAAGATAAAAACTTTAATATATTAAATCAAGAAATGCATAAGCCAATGTA